CGAAGTTCAGCTGTTACCTGTTGACGGTTTTCTTTGACTTTCTTGTTCCAAGCCTCTTCGATTTCGTGGCGCACTTCTTCTGAAACTACATCATTTTCAAAGAGTGTTTTTAGTGCATCCAACATATTTTTCTCCTTTTATTGGAGTCGGTTGATGATATTCACCAACGATTCCCTTAGATACTTTTGTGCCTTATTATCGTGCTTTGTTGCCTGTGCTAATTCGTAAGCCTTGTAGCCACCTCTGGCATTCATCAAGTGTTCGTAGATTGGCGTTGGATACGCCCCTGGAGCACTTGGTTGTGCAACAACGTCAACAGTTATGATTTCAAAATCACTGACTTCGCCGCTACCATCTTCTTTAACGTTACCACTACCACGTGATGAGACGCCTAGTTTAACGCCGCTTTCAAGCATTGTTTTAACTAGTTGTCCCATCGGTGTTGGTAAAATTTTCATTTTTCCATAACCATTTGGACCATCCATCCACATTTCGGTAATCATGTGGCTGACTCTGTCCAGGTTAATGTTAAGACCTTCTGGATGATCTACTTCGCCGAGTACACTGTAACCTCCGCTTACTTGATCGTTGAGAGTTTTGACAGCCCTGCCAATTTCATTTACAGGATATACACGTTGGTTCGCATTGCGTACACCCCCTTGAATACAAATACCTTTCATAAAAAGATCTTTGCCTTCATTGGCATTCTCAACCACCATTTGCGCTTGGTCGAATGTCAGGTGCTCTCGTAAGTAGTTGCCCATCTTCAAGTCCTTAGCTTCCGATCATTGATTTTTTGTCGGGAGCTGTATCGCCTGCGCCTTTTTTCTCAGCGCCGTGGCCTTTTGGCATGTTTGACATTGACTTAGATGCTTTACCACCCGGAACGTTTACATTACCTGCATTATCTTCTTTAGGTGCAGATGCTTTCATTCCTTTTTCGTCTCCGCCTTGTACCAAGTTTGAAGCAGTGCCGCCCATGTCGTTTGCACCAGCTACTGGAGACTTGGTGTTAGCACCGTTGTCACCCATTTTTGGTGTTACTTTTTCAACATATTCACGCATCTGCTCTGCTGCAGACTTTTCAGTAGCTTCGTCAGTGTCTTCGTCATCTGCTTCGTCTACTTCTTCGTCTGAAACTTCGTTTGCTACAGACTCTTCTTCAGCTTCATCATCCATGTCGCCGTTATCGTCTGCATCTATATCCATATCCATATCGCCGTCTTCGTCTCCACCTTCTTTGTCTTGCATCATGTCTTCGAATTCAGCTTTAAGATCTTCTAATTCTGCTTCTAGATCTTTGATATCGCCTTGTGTTGCTGGTGCGTCATCGTCTGCTTCGCCATCTATGTCCATGTCCATGTCGTCTCCGCCCATGTCCATTTTCATTTCGTCTTCAGCATCTCCGCCCATCATAGCGTCCATGTCCATATCGCCTTCTTTAGGCTCAACTTCAAACTCGTCTAGATCAAAATCTTCGTTTGTTTTATCTGTGTCTTTGTCAGCATCTTTATCAGCTTCTTTATCTTCGCCGTCTTTTGGCATTTTTTTCTTGTCTTTTGATGCTTCATCAACTTCTTCGTCTTTTGACGCTTCGTCAACTTCTTTATCTTCTACATCGTCAGCAAGTAGATTTTCGTAGATGTCTCTTGACTTTTCTACTACAATTTCGTGAAATAATTCTTCCGCTTTTTCGCGGTCGTTGTTTACAAGATGCTCAAGCATCTCTTCAAATTTAGCTTTATCTGCCATTGTTTTCTCCTATAAATGTTATACCTATTTGGTAAGGCTGTCATATGTATTTACTTATATGGGAGAAATATGCGTAGAAATAGGCTCAAAACGAGCCATTTTGACTATTTGTCAGGAAAGTTGGAAGATTTTTTTGAAATCTTCCACTGTAATAGTACTAAAGTTCTTAAATTTATTTAGTTCCTCGGGCTGATAATTATCTGGTGCTATAACTTTAACGTACTGTGTGTTAGGATTTTCTTTAACAACCGCTGTAGTCTGTCTTAGCCAATTACCAAAAAAAGTAGCGCCATCACTGCTTTTTTTATAATTAGGTGTATCAGCAAATAAGTTATTAAATTTTTTACCTTGTTCTAATCCCCTATAATCAAAACCTAAAATATAAATTTTTTCATAGCTGTGTTGACTGGCTAACCATAATGCTGTAGGTCCTGAGCTCCAACCTTTAGACGGATTAAAAATATTTAATTTTGGAATCCTAGAATATGCTTTATTTGGATTAGTCCACAAACTATGTTTTTTTTGGTATCCAGTTTTTGTTATTTCTAAAACCATTTTAGTATCTACTGCAATTAAATGATCAGGAGCAAATGTTCTATACAATGCGTTACATCCATATATAACACCATATTGCTGTAGATCTTCAACAATAATTGGACTTCTGCTTGTACCATTACCTAAAACAAATGCGGTTGTATGTATACTCTGTCTTTGTGCAGGTGATTTCTGCGGCAAAGGTAAGGAAGATGAAATTTTGTTTATTTCTTTAAGTTCTCGCCTATTTCTTTTTTCTTTTTTACGGTTAGCTTGAATTTGTTTCCATTCTTCTTTTGAAAACTGTCGCTTATCTATTTTTGCCAACGGTTACACTCCCGCAGCTGCTGCTTGTCCTGCTATGCCATACATTTGACGCACAAAATCTAATTCTTTGGCTTTTTCTTCTGTATGCAATTCACTTGATTTTCTTGCACGATTTATTTGTTTAAGAGTTAATCTTGTTTTACGTGTGTCATCAAGATCAACTATAGAATCGTCATACTGAGGTTCATACCTATTGTCTTCTTTAGGTTCAAGTGTTTCTTTGTCGTAATAAAAAAGTTCTCTCAGTATCATGTTATTATTTATACCTCTGTAGGTTCTCCGCCTTCTGGTGCTTCTGCAGCCGCAGCATCACCTGCCGCTGATTCAGGTGGTGTGCCTTCTCCGCCTTCTTCTCCACCTTCTAATGATGCTTGATCTTCTGCACCACTAATATCTGCACTTATACCTGCGCTTGAAATTCCTACGCCACGCATTTCACCTGCAGCATCGCCTGGTGGAGGTGTTAGAGTTTCATCATTTTCTTCTCTCCACATGCGTTCGTTTTCTGCAAGATCTTCTGCACTGAATCCTAAAAAGCGTTTAAGTGCAAAACGATTTGAAATAAATGGAATTGCTTGTACCTGTGCAAAAGAACTAATACGCTGATTGTCTAGTTCTGTTTGTCTATATGCTGCAAAGTTTTGTGGTGGCATAAATTTCAGATCAAACATTGCTGTGTCAATGTTTACGCCTTTTTCTAATAAAAATCGTTTGAATTCTTGATCAAATTCTTCTACAAGTAGATTTTGCAGTCTTTCACAGTAGGTGTTGAATCTCAATTCTTGGATAAATGCTGTGCCAACTCTGCCGTCATTGTAACTTGATTGGCTGTCATCTGCTCCAGTAGGCAAGTATGAACTTGGTATACGCAATCCTCTAACTAGTTTGTTAGTAAAGTATCTTAGATCATCTATTTCTCCCAGGTTAGTACCGCCTGGCAGTGTTTCAACTTTAGAACCTCTACCCTCTGCGGTTTGTGGAAAGAAGTAGTCTTCGTTAGTTGACAGAGGATTGTATGCACTGTCAATTACGTTTGTGCCACCGCCTGTTTTTGAAGGAATACGTCTTTGGTGTATTTCTGTTTTTACTCTTTCAACAAACTGCATAGCAAGGTGACTTGGCATGTTACCTACGTCAACATAAAACACTCTACGTTCTGGAGCACGTTGGACACGATAGATAATAATTGCGTCTTCTAATAGTTCTTTTTGCTTGTATACTTTGAAAATCTGTTCTAGTAGACTGTTACCAAAAGGATAGTTGTTGTCTAGTCCTTCAGATAGGCTAAGGTGGAACATGTGTTCTGAATTAACTGCTACTTCGCCATCTTCAATTGTAAATCTAGAACCTGCTTGGTTAGGATAGTTACCTACCATACCACGCACACCACCTTCATAGTAACCACTGCCTCCACCTGTGATATTGCCGTTGGTCTGATGAGGTTTTGTTGCTACTAGGTCTCTAAAATTAAATTGTACATCTTTTACAATGTATTGTTCTGGTGTTTTACCTTCGCTTTCGTTTACAATTATTCTATTAACTTTTGCAGGATCAACGTGATATAATTTTTTAGTTTCAGGATCTCTTAGAAAAAATCCATCTCCGTATTTAAATACATTACGGAATATGCGAAACATTCTGTTTTCAAAGTTGTTGATTTTATACCATTGCTTTAGATACTGTCCTAGTATTTGTACTTCTGAATTTGTAGCATCTTTGTAGAATTTAAGATCAAAATGTGTATCGTTCTTTTTATTTTTCTGTGTGCAAAATTCTGCAAGGATATCAAGTGCTGCATTTACTTCTGAATCAAGATCCATAGTATTATATTGACCATAACGCTCAACACGATTGGGCGTTCCTACATAAACGTCTGGAAGATAACTTGAATAGTTTGATCTTGCAGGTCCTGGTCTACTTGATGCACTACCACCACTGATTGGTGAATAACCGCCAGATGTATTATCCCCTGTTGGTACTGGTGTGAAATATTTTTTCCAACTCATTATACACTAAATCCTGTCATAACATTGCCAGACATACCCTTTATACCTTTGAGTTGACGTCTTGCTGTATCATTTACTTGCATATTTATATTAACTAATTGTAGCATAGTTTGGTTCAGGTTGTCAAGTTTTTCTGCAACAGTACCGCCAGAATTGGACATTCCGGTGCTAATTGCACTTGCCTGCTCTGCAAAAGTGCTTGCTCCTGACTCTAAAGCATTGTAAGCCTTGGTTTCTGTAGCATTAAGTACTCTTTCTCCTTTGTGCAACATCGCCATCATATTGCTAGGTAATACTCCTTGACCTCCAAGCACAGCCGCGGATCCTGCTTCCATAAACGGTAAATCCATGCTACCTACTCGTAAAACATTGGCTATAATATCTCTTGCACTGATATCTGCAGAAGATGCTTGTGGTGATGTGCGTCCTTGTTCTATCGCAGTGGCAAATGTTTGCATATCTCCAACAGCGGTGTTGAAATCACCGTAATCAATATCGGGTTGTTGTTGCAGTCTTCTCATTAGATCTTCACCGCCAGTAAATTGATTATCTAGAAATGCTTGTAGTCCGCCAGCGGAAGCTATTTGAGCTTGCATTATTTCAGCTATCTGAGGAAATTGTTCTTTTGTGGTTGCTATTACAGCTGCTAACTCTGCTATTTCTCTTTTTTGTTCGTCTGTAGTGTCTTCTGCATTATACAAATTTTGCATGTTAGTTGCAAGATCATTTAGTGCAGTCGCTTGTGCATCATTTGGATCTTCTGTTCCACTTGTAAGACCCATTGCTCTGCTCAAACCATCTGCCATTTCATTGACAGAGTCGCTCATTGTCATTCTACCTTGCGGACCCATTGCATTACTTAAACTTCTAAAACCTTCTGCAAGTTGTGCTATTGGACCTGTAGGACCTAGTAATTTATCGTTAATGTCTGATCCAAGTTGTCCTAATGCAAGTTCTGCACTGTTGATAGTACGTGTGACTTCTGAGCCTGCACCTTCACCTTCAGCTTCTCTAGCAGCATCTGCTTTTGCAGCATCAAGTGCTTGGGCATATGTCATACCTGCATCTCTATATCTTTGAACTGCTGTTTGCATGTCGCCACCGCTTTCGAGCATAGTCGCTGCAGCTTGACCAAATTGGTTAGCATCTGCTAGTAATGCAGTTTGTAAAAATTCTGGGCTGTTTATTCTGTCCATTATTGCGCCGCCCATGTTGTTTACCATGGTGTCAATGTTATTGCTTAATGGAGTGTTTGCTATTCCTCTAAATGTTGATTGAACTGCATCAGCTGCTGGTCCTAGTGCAACTATTCCTCTTCTTGCTTCTTCACTTTTTACTTGCCCAAGTGCAAATGTTTCTTCAACTGCTGCAACAGCATCTGGACCTGCCATACTAGCAGTCATCATTGCCTGTTGATACTGTTGTCTAGCAGCCATTGCTGCTTCTTTGCCTTGTGTTTGTTCTATCAAACGGAATTTAGCTTCAACTTGACCTTTTCTCATACTAGCATCTATTTCTGCTTGTATTTGATCTTTTTGTTTACCTGTCAGTTTGGCCATAGCGTCCATTTCACCAGCTAACGACATAGTTGACTCTAACAGTAAATTTCTTTGTCTTTCATCTGTAAGGTTTGCACGTCTATTGATGGTCATTTGTTTGGCTAGCATTTCATTAATGCCTTCAGTGGTCATGCCCATCATTAATAATCTATCTGCATAACCATCTGCAGATTCAAAAAATGCTTCGCTGAATCTTGTAAATGCTCTAGCACCTTGGGTAACATTACCTCCTAGTGCTGCAAATCCAGTTGAATTAGCAGTAACTACACCTGCAAATTGATCTAAGGTCATTCTAGTGTTTGCAGCAGATTTTTTAAGTTCAAGTATGTCACCACCAAATGCAGCACCAGATTGGCTCATGCTTCTGAACGTGTCTACATAGGCTTCACCAGCTTCTATTATAGCGTTTGCGCCTCCGCCAACAATTTCTCCAATGTTACCAAAGTTTTTTGAAATTAGATCAGTGGCTGTGCTAATTCTAGCTGTGCCATCATATACACTTGCTCCAAATCCGCCAATTGTTCTAACTGTTCCGCCAGCAACTGTGGTTAGTGCACCAAGTATTCCACTAGCACCATCTGCACTGTCAGCTGTTCTCTGTAGATTATCGCTTATGTTTGTAGAACGGGAGCTTATAGCACCCATTTTTTCTGCTAGTGCAGAAAGCGTGGATTCCGTGGCTATATTATCTATTTCAACTTGATCGCCGGTTATCCTGATTGTAGCCATATTTCGTTAGATCCTAAATTTTTGTCATATAAATATATGTAAAGTATTTATCGGAGTTAAAAATATGGAAAATCAAAATCCGTTGTCTAAGTACTACAGACAGCCAAAAGTTTACCTTTCTTTGCCTAGCAAAGGTGAATGGTATCCCGAAGGCATGTTAGACGGAGATCCAACTAATCTTCCTGTATATGGTATGACAGCTATGGATGAGATTATGTTTAAAACTCCAGATGCTCTTTTCAGTGGAGAAAGTGTAGTATCGGTTGTAAAAAGTTGCATACCGGCTATTAAGGATCCGTGGCAAATGCCTCAACTAGATATTGACAGTGTTTTAATTGCTATTAGAATTGCTACCTACGGACAAAAATTACAAACAAAATTCAAATGTAGTAAGTGTAAAGAAGACAATGAAAGTGATTTTGATCTAAGCAGGGCTTTAGAATATTTTAACAGTCTAACACACAACAGTGTTGTGTACTGTGATCCACTTATTGTAAAACTACGTCCGTATACATATAAAGAATTTACTAATCTTCAGTTGCAAACCTATGAATTAAGAAGAATGTTAAGTAAGACAGTAGGAGATGTCGAAGAAAGTCTTAGAACTAAAACACTTGACGATTTTTATAAAAAATTAGGTGCTGTTCAAACTGGAAGTTATAAACAACAAATTGCGTCTGTTGAAGCAGATGACACAGTTGTTGAAAATACACAACAAATAAATGAATGGGTAAACAACAGCGAAGTAGGTTTTTTTGATAAAATCAAAAAACATCTTGAAGAACAACGCAATGAATGGCGTATTCAACCACAGAAAATAAAATGTGCTAACTGTGAACAAGAAAATACTGTTAACATGGATCTTGACGCATCAAATTTTTTCGTCTTAAGCTAATTCCACTCAACGATTCTGACATCATGAAAGAGGTAGACAATATCGACCTCGAAGCTAAACAAATCAAAGATGAAGTTTTTCGCATAAGTTGGTATATGCGTGGAGGAGTAAGTTCTAATGATTTGTTTTGGGTATACAGTGTTGAAGATAGAGAAATTTTAAATAAAATTATAAAAGATAATATCGATACTACCAAAAAAGCAGGAATGCCTTTGGTTTAGTTTGCATATAGATTTCTAAAGTCTTGCATTACTCTTTCTACATCTTCAGCAGATTCAACACCTTCCATGTCAAGTTCTCCACTTTCAACTGCTTCTAGCATTCTATCAGCAAGTTCGTCCATTTCTTCTTGTGATAAAGGTTCTGCGTTTCTTACTGCATCTGGTAGAAGACTTGAATCGTGTGCTTCACCAGCTGATTCGTCAAAAGTTTTTATCAAGTCTTTAAACATAGCATAAAAAGTTCTATACTCCATTTTATCAAGTAACCATTCAAGTCCAACAGTGGCTGCAACTCCAGCTGCCCAACCAATCAACGTAGGCAAACTAAATTTTGGTAATTTTGCTCCAGCTCTACCAACTTTCGCAGCGCCAGATAAAAATCTTGCTGTACCAATACGGGCAAAAAGAGAACCAACTAAAACACTTACACCAAGAGCTTCAATGCCCTCATATAGAATAGCTTGTTGTTCGCGTTTATATCTTTTATATTCTAGTTCATATTCTGCTCTAGTCATTGCTTCAGCTTCTACAAACATTAATAAACGTGCTTTCCTAGTTGATGTATTATTCCAATATTGCATTGCCATGTCAATTCCGATAGCTCCTTGCAGTACAAGAGCCCCCCACATGTATGCTTTACGCCATTTTGCAGTATTGTTCCTTACTGAATTTTTTATTCTATCTGTTTCGGCTTGATATTTTGCACCAACAGCTCCACCTCTACTTGCTCTACGTTTATACTCACTTTCAAAGTCATCTAAAGTGCCAGTTTTTCTTGATGCATTTCCTTCTGCATCGTATTCAAGCCAAGTAACACGCCCACCTCTATATTGTTCAGGTATAATATCATTAGGTTGACCTCTTGGAATGTTTAGACTTACACTTGGAGTTATGCCCAACTGTGTAAATGCACCTTGTGTTAATCTAGCAGACAATTGACCGCTCACATTTCTTCCTGTTACAACTCTTATTCTTGATTGTCCTTGACCTCTAATTTCGCCTGTCTGATCAGGGACCCATCCGCTTGAATTTTTTGTGAGTGTGATTTGAGTAGGTTGTCCACCAACTGATCCTTGCACAGTAGTTGTTGTGCCGTTAGGTATTTGATTGAGAATACCCATTGATCTATAGTTTATTTCTTGTTCGCTGACAATTTGGTGTACTAGCATAGTATTTCCTAAAATCTTTAACTGATATTATTTATCACTTGCATAAAAGACTTAAATAATTCACTATGGATAATGAATCAGATGATCCACATGATGATTGTAGCCATTGGGTAGGACACATATAGTATGTACACACATTGGCATATCATAGACGCAAGAACTCAAGAGGTTGTTGTTGAAAAATTGCTTGATTTAGTTCAAGCCAACGAAACCTTACAGATTTTGCAATTACAAAATCCAAATACACAATATGAAATTGTAGAAACACAACAATCATCAGTTAAACCGGGTTTTGGACGTGATCCTGATTTACATTGATTGTAGTAATGAAATGAGCTAACGCTCATTTGTGTTTTCGCTTGCGCTCAAACACATATTTTTTTAAAAGATGATTAATATAAGTGCGAAGCACTTTAGCTTCATGTAGATTGTTTCAGTCAGACGGAACCTGTTACGGTTCCATCTAATCTCAAAACTTCATGTGAGTTCGTCACAGCCGAGATTCGGAAGTAGGTGTTTGTTATACTGCTACACAATGGGCTCTAACCTTTCCCAACCTACGTCGACATCTTATACGCTATACCGTATATTCTTAAAATATACGCTACACCGCATAATACCCGTTGCTTCGTTCCTGTGCATACGGTTTTCTTGTGTAATGTGCAGTTTTTCGACAGCCAACAATCTATCTACATTAACCAGTAGCCCAATTTGTCTGATGGCTTCCGCACTCTGGTGCGTCGATCAATGTGTACGAG